GTCGGCGATCGCTTCTTTCTGCTGGCTGTAATAGTCACCGAAGTTGCCGACGTCCCGGCCCTGGGTTAGATCAGCCAGCATCTTGCCGGTCGCTCCACCAGCTGCCGCGACGGGATCACGCAGGCCCATCGTATAGCCGCGCATCACTGCATCGGTCACGCCTTCAAACATACCAGGCGAAGACACCTTCGCCGCTGGCGGCGCAGCCGCTGCTGGCGCAGGCTGAGCGGGCGCAGCTTGCCGGATGATCAATCCATCCGGCCCCATGAGCTGCGGTATACCGCTCTGGCCGATCCATACTTTCACACCGCCCTTCTCGTAGACGGCACCCACATCAGAGGAGCCGTCGGCGTGGACGTACTTAAACTGATCGCCGTTTTGATATACGCCTTCTTCCATTATGGCTTCACCTTCGTCCAACCAGGTCCGAGCGTCGCTTCGACCTGAGCTTTTTCATGCGCTATTCTAACGAGCTTCTGCACTTCGTCGCGGAACTCTAAGACGCCTTTCCTAAACTCGACTTCACTCTGAGCTGTGCTCATACGCGCCATCGCTTCGGTTGCCTTCGTACCCTCAACTTCAGTAATCTGGCCGCCACCTTTTAGAGTTTCAAAAGCCTGCAAGAACTGCTTACCTTTGACCTGCTTCATCAAGGTCTGGAAGTCAGCGGCGTCGCTGCCGGGGTAGGCGTCCTCACGGAAGGGCAGCATGGCTGGCAGCGCACCCGACCATACGTTCTTCGCTCCGACCATACTCCGCAAGCCGACATGCTCTTTACCAGGAACTAGACGGCCATCAGGGCCGCGTGCAAATGCTTTGCCTCCTGGTGCCAGCTCCGGCGAAACGATCTGATCCAGTAGCCGCAGCATATAAGTCGCATCGGCTCTCACCTGGGGCAGATTAAATTTCGCCTCGGAGCGCAGCTTGCCGGTCTCTCTGGCTTGGCTCTCTGCTTCCACTTTGGCCGCCTGAGCTGCGCGCAGCTGGTCTTGCGGCGTGCCTGCTTTGGCGGCTTCCTCTGCTGCTAAGGCAGCCTGTATTTGCGGATCAAGATTAGGATCAGCCCCAGCGCCTTGTACTACAGGTGATGCCGCTGCGGGAGCTGCGCCAGGTGCAGTAGCTTGCGGATCAAATTTAGGATACGCCGGAGGCTTAACGCCAGCGGCCAGGTACGGCTTATCGTGCGCCTGCTTACTTTTAAACCACTCACCGCGCCGAGCTTTCAGATCAGCTGCGGTTAGCCGGGCAGTGTTAGCTCTCTCGAATTTATTCTTTTCATCAGTCAGCTTCAGGCGGCGCTCCATCTCTTTAATCGCCAGCTCCCTATTGTGCGCCGTTGTTGCTGCTGCGATGCCTTCGTCGCGGATCGTGCCGCGTAGGTTCTCAGCATATTCTCGGCCTTCGTCGCGATCGCCGAGCGCCGTCTGGCGCTCTAAGTTCTTCGTCAGTAAGCCGCGCAGATCGCGGCCCATATATTGATTGTCAGGGTTCTGCGCGTATTCGGCAGCCAGCACGTCAGAGGCGCGCTGTAGCCCCTGGGGAAGCTGCCCAGGCGCGATCTCAGCCGGGACGGGCTCTGCACCCGGCACGTCGGCAATATCTTCGGCAGTGATGGCCGTATTTGGATCGCGCCACGGCTTCGACGTCAGCGCCTTGCTTAACGATCGGCCTGCCGCAGCCCGCTTGTTTTCGTCTGCCTTCATACGGAAGCCGCGACTGAAGCGATCGACTACTGAGGCCAGGCCGCCAGGGTGCCCGTACTTGAGCTTCTCGTTGGCGTCTTGCCGCATGTTCGCCATCAGAAGCTCGTGCCTCAGATCGCGATATTCATTTACATCACCACGGGCCATTGCTTATCCCCAGTTATAGCCGACCTGCTCCGCACCTGTACCCAAGAGGCTGTAGAGGCCTTGAGTGTTAGCTCGGTTGGTCATCTGCTGCTGATTAAAAGTGTTCATGTTGTACGCATTCTGCGCGTTCATGTTAGCGACTTCGAGGCCCGCCTGGTTAGGCGCGGCGACGGTCGTCGTCGGCGTACTCAGGAAAGTCGGCTTAACCGGCTGCGATCCCGACATGAAAGTCGACATTTCAGACATCGGCATGTTGCGTTGGTTCAGCGCCTCATTGATCGCCTGGTTGCGGGCGTTGACATCGAGGCCATAGCGCTGCGCCATCTCATTACCGGCTAACGCATCGGCACCCAGGTAGAAATCATTCTGCGCCTGGTTAAAGACATCGAACTCATCATCATAAGCCTGCGATCCAGCTTGGATGCCCTGGCCCGCTAACTTGGTTTCGAGAGCTGCGCGATCGCGGTCCATCTGAGGCTGCTGCCGGGCGATGATATTAGAGCGAGCTGTGGCCCGGCTCGTCTCATCAAGAACCGGCGCATTACCGAACTGGCCGTAATCAAATGCCGTCCCGTAGACATCCTGAACGTCGCCCATCTGAGCTTCGCCGAAGTCGGCATAACCCTGCTTCATCCGGTTTTGACTATCGAAGAGCGCCTGCTGCTCCGGTGCCAGTGTTTGTGTCACGCCCATCATGTCGATGCCGTTGATCTGTTCACCAGTCGGCCCCCATACGCTGGAACCTTCCGGCGTATATTGGTTGACCATATTCATGGCGCGTGTCTTCTCGGCTGCGTCTTGGTTCCAGTCTGCCTGGGCAGACGCCGTCGCCGGAGAATTGATTACGATCGGTGCGGGAGGGTCATCATCTTCGCATGTGCATCCCATTTTACTTCTCCTCAACTTCGTACACGAAAGAGCTGCCCATCAGCTTCATATCGCGGGCGAAAAATTGGTTCTTTCTCTCGGCGTTGTCCGTCGAGTGAACTGCTAAAACTAAATCTTTTCCGGCGTGCTCAGCAAACTGCTGAAGGTGCTTTTTCATCTTGGCCGCGGCGCTGCTGATCCGGTGATCAGGGTGAACGTAAAACCAGCTGTCGCCGAGAAAAACATCCGTGGTAAACCAGGGCGACTGCGGGCTGATACCGGCGCTGCCGACAATTTTTTCATTGTTGTTAACGGCGACGATGCAGCCGCCCAGGCCGGTGACCCGACGTATCTCGTCAACTGTGCCGGCCACGCTGACCTCACGGTCGGTATTCTCCTCGGCCATCTCCATCAGCAGCCAGAAAATCTCGTTAGTGTCTTCGATCGTGGCCGGTCTAATATCCATTATAATTGGCCTCCGAGAACGTAGGTGAAGTTGGTTGCCAGCCAGGAGGGTCTCGCTGTGGTTGTGTCAATTCGTATTCTAAGAGACGCCGATCGGCCCTTGCCGCGGACGCCGCGCCAGCCCCGATAGACTTGCTTCGCCGTTCCCCAGATACCGACGCCCCAGTTTGAGACGCCCCAGATACCGGAGCGCGTGGGCGAGGCCGCAGCGACGCCAGTCGGAATTTTAACTTGGAAATCAAGATTGAGATCAATCGCAGCATTTGGGTTACCATCACTTTCAAAAATTGGTTCAACGAGCTTGAACACTTTGTTCGCCTGGCTCGACTTAAAATATGAAAATGCCTGCAGGCCGTCGGCCTCGATCGCCGAGCCGAGATCGCTCGTGCCGTCATCAAATTTATTCACTGTGCCGTCGCTCGTGCCGAAATAAACATTGTCATTCAAGATGCCAAAACAGAGCGCATTCATTTTCGTAAACCGGCAAGGCGCACCTGTGATCGTATTAAAAACATACTGGTGGCTGGTCTTCGTCGACTGCATGATATTGAAGATCAGCATGACGCCTTTTGGATACAAAATAGGCTGCCAACCGAAGATCGTGCCGTAGGATCGCACGGCATCGTTGACGGCCTGCGCGATCTGGTCAGAGAGCGCCACCAGGCGCGATTGGGAGCGATCCATTGATAAGATGCCTGAAAGGGGCACAAAGCCGTCTTGGGTCATTAAAATGATGTCTGAGCCCGCTTTTACGATGCATCTACGGCCAATCGGCTTACCAATCGCAAACACACCGATCAGAGACCACAGAGTGCTGTCTGAGGGATCAGTCCCGGCATAAACGATGGCCTCGCCCTCGGAAGTCAAGAAAACGGCTACGTCGTCCTGTCCGGCCCCGCTGTCGCGGGTCCA